GCTCCCTAAAGGAGTTTGTGTGATCCGAGTAATCCACTAGCACCTGCACAATAGTGCTCCTAGAGATACCGTGCTTGCGGATCATATTCGTCTGCGAGCAACCCAGTGCGTGTAAATACAGTATCTTAGCTACCTTCTCTGGATTGTGCCTACTTAGGCTCTTGGTCTTATGCACTTCCTTCTCCTTCTGTATCTCTACGATAGCATTGGAGATGCTTTGCATCAGTGCGTCTTTCTCTTTGTTATTATCCATACCCTATTTCATTTTTGCAACAGGCCCCTCTGGACCCTATTGCATTTTTGCAATAACCCATTGCAAATTTGCAACACCTATACCAGTATACATACAATATATAAATAAGGTAAGCTATCACTTACCCTATGTAGGTGGATATTGCTTTGGATGTCAAGGTCAAACGCACATGGGATTTGAATTTTTTTGTGGGGTGTCTTATATATATATGATGAAACGCGGACGCAACTCGATGAACCCCCTCCCCCCATCTGCTGTGCCATTGCGTCCATGCCCAAGCGTCAAGATTCCGTAAGTCGTTGTATACCAATACTATGGACACCTTAGTGCAACGTAGCTAGCTACAAATGCTACGTGATTAGACTGAGAGAACTGTGCTTGGCTGCCGTATGAGTGGGATATATTGGTAGCAGTGTGGAAATGTATTACCGAACGGTATCTATCTATCTACCTATCTACCTGTCTATCTACCTGTCTATCTACCTGTCTTTATGGTGTCACTTTGGGCTCAATAGAACTGTCGCTTTAACTCTGCATCTGCTCTAGCCCAGTGCCAGTGCGGCACAGATGGGCATGAAAAAAGTGAAAATAATGATCGCCATACCTAGCTACATAGGATTGAATGCAGTCTGTTCTTTAGGTTTAGGTTGTCATTACGGTGGCAATCGAGGGTGGCTCACGCTGCTCTGATTCACTGGAAATCGCTACTCCAGCCCAAGCTCATTGAGTGATCGGGAAAGCGAGGGTTCCACTTTGACCATTGAGAAATGCGAGTGCCGACTGAGAAGTGCAGCGTTGAGAAGCGGATGTCTAGCAGAGTATGCCATGACCACATCCAGCCATGACCAGCAAAGCACGGAGATGGTGTTGGAAGCCATCAACTAATAGTGAAACGCATTCGGAGATGCGTAATCAGTAGGGTGGCTCCACTGGTCTGATGATCTAGCCAACTAACAAAAATACCAATAGATAACGATATGAATAACAATACAAAACTACGCCAATACCTAACAAGCAACCATGCAAGCAGCACACTGGGAATCACTGGTCGCCAGATAGCAGATGCATCTCAAGAGCAACTGAAGCAATGGGTCAGTGATCTGGGCATGAATCCCTATGATATCCTTGAAGCCAAGGGTAGTCCAACACCAGCAGCAGTGCCGACATCCACTGAAGCAGAGGACAAGCTGCGTGCATTGCAGGATTTACTAGGAGGTGGATCAGCATCCATGGATATGGACAAGGTTCGGGATGCAGTGCAGGAAGCAATTGCTAACGATGTGTCGCCAAGCATAGAGAAAATGCAAAACCAAGTGGATGCACTGTCACCCTTGGCTGATACACTGGACAAGATTGCTGACGCAATGAAGGGTGGGACATCCAGCAGACTACCATTGGCTGTGGCTGTGGCATCTGGCAACAATCCCATACTGGAATTGATCCAGCCATACTACGATAGTGGATCAGCGAATCCCACTAAGGTCTGCATCTCAGCACCACCCAGCTACGGTAAAAGCTACAGCATCTCACTGCTTGGACAATCATACGATCACTGCATTACACATGGGTGCTCTGATGACATGGACGAATGGCATGAGATCATTGGTGGTGCTACACCCAGAGAGGATGGCAATGGGTTCATCGTATCAGATGGCAAGCTAGCCAACGCTGTGCGATTAGCCAGTAAAGGTGAGAGCGTGCTGTTCTTCATGGATGAGGTCTTTCGCCTATCACCCAAGGTCATGGAAAAGATGCTGGATTTCCTAGCACCCCAGCCAGATGCGGATGGTATCAAACGCTATAAGCTAACGACCAAGCACAATGACAAAGGTGTGCTCGAGACTCTGACTTGTGCTATGGACAATCTGCATATCATCTGTGCAACTAACCTATGCGAAGTGATCCCACCAGAGGCATTCAGATCACGCTTTCTGTTCAAGCACGTGCAGTTCGATGCAGCCATGGTAGCCAACATAGCCACCAGCGTAGCTACCAAATTCGGTATCACTGATGCTGCTGATCTGGGTGGTCGATTCGCAATGGCAATGGAACGCAGTCGTGAAATGAAAGCCAGCGGACAACTGCTGACATCCTTGGACATCCGCAATCTCGAAACAGCGTGCACTCATAGCAGTGACAACACTGGTGCGAGTGTGCTGATGTGGATGTGTGCTAATGGTCTCGATGGTCTCAAGGCATGGGATTCAGACACAGGTGATATCACACTGGATTCCATCAATGGTGTCGCCGAGCTAGCTACAATCCTTGCGTAGCTCATCTATTAACTAACAAATCAGAGAATATATAAAATGAAAACATTAATACAAAAAGCAATCAACACCTGCAAGCGTAAGACAGTTGGCAGGCAGAAGGGTGGAGTGCTCACTCGCATGGTGAACGCAACTGGTAAGCGTTGCAGCATAGACATCGATGACAGTGTGCCAACAGCGTGCTGGTCGTTCCAAGGTGATGAGCACGTCATCAAGGTAGGCACTAAGCTGGATACCATATGCAACTCATCGACGAAAGCCAACGATGCCAAGCTTAAGAAGTTTGTCGAGCTGGTCATCCGACATGAGACAGAGCACGGAATGCTAACGTGCCGAGACACTGACGTAGCTGATCAACTTGAAGCACGCAACCTACCATTCCGCTTATGGAATCTATTCGAGGATATTCGCATCGAATACGCCAGTGCCACACGCAAAGATGGTGATGGTGCATTCAGATGGACAAACTACCAAGATGTAGATGCAGCGTACAACTCAGCATCCGCACTACTATGGGCAATCAAAACCAATGAAGCTGGCATCAAGAAACAAGCCAGTGCATATGTCCCAAAGTGGATGGGAACTGAGAAGGTCATGATCAAGGGTAAGGATCGCCTAACACGCTTGGTCATCCTTAAGTTCTATCGCAGAGCGTGCGATGCACTAACTAGCCAGTGCTTGATACCCATCGTGCAGGAGTGGGTTGAGTTATTCGGCAAAGAGATCGATCCAAAGTACTCAGACTCAGTGATCAATGGTAAGTCTGATGAGCAGAAGAAGTCTGATCAGCCAACAATCAATCCCACTGGTCTGGACAAGATGAAAGCCGATTCCGTTCACTTGCCCAAAGAGCAATGGTACACCAAGGAATTGCCTATCAATGGTCAGCAGATTGGTCGCATCGCACGCTGCATGAAGAGCATCGTGCAATCAGCTAGGGTCACTCGCAATCGCCTTTCATGCAATGGCACACGGTTACACACCAATGCAGCGATGTGCGGCAGTGATCGTGCATTCATCAATCGCAAGCGTAGCAATGGCAAGCGTAGTGTGACCATGATCGTAGACATGAGTGGTTCCATGCGAGATGCATGGGCGATACATGGTGGTCGTGAGTTCGTGCTGGCTTTTCGTGAGCTAGCCAAGAAACAATTGGTCGATCTCAATCTGATCCTATCGTGCTCATTCAGTCGCAGATGCATGAGTTATGTGGTTCGCAAGGATGATACTGACAAGTGGGTCAATGATCGCTTTCCGTCTGGCAATGGCGAGGGTATCATGGCGTGCATGAAGACGCACCTAGCCAAGATCAAAGCATCCACCACAACGGTTGTATTCACTGATAGCTATCTACGTGACAACGACATCGATACCAAGAGCTATCGCAACATGGGCATCAACGCTATCGCAGCGTACATCGAGCCCTGTCAGTATGCTCTCGGCGAGGGTCGCAAGCGGATGGATAAGCACTTCGGTCGCAGCGTGATCGCCAGCGATGCTAATGAGCTAGCTCAGCGTCTACTCCGTGAAATCCTCAAGGACTAAGCACTATGAACTACAGAACAATGGAGGTCATATTGTACAGCGTGATCCTACTCATCGCCTTCGTGGCGGTGGGTAAGGGTCAAACGCCATCGGACATCGTCGCTGCCACCCTCATCTTGGAGGCTGGTGGCGAGTATGCCAGTGGATCAATGGAGGCAGTGCATGAGGTGATCATCAATCGATCACTCAAGCGTAGCTTAACGCCATGGGATGTGTGCTTGGAGTACAAGCAGTTCTCATGTTGGAATACTATGGACTTGGCTAGAGGGATAGCTATAGCCCAGAGACATTCGAGGTGGAGGTCAGCCAAGGTGATCGTCGCATCCAATGTGACGAACCACACACTGGGGGCAGACCACTACCATGCGGATTACTGCGAGCCCTACTGGGCAAAGCACATGACAGTGACGGTCGTTATCGGTCGCCACATTTTCTATAGATAGCTAGCTAGCTACAACACCAAGCTGTTTCCAAAATGGAAATAGCTCACCAATTAACCACAACCACAACAATACACTATGAACTCATTCAAAACCGAACTCTTCGACGTATCCTTCGAGGAGCCAACATTTGGTCAAGACCATCCCTGCGTCACCATCACGCACGTTAAATCCGATCGGTATCTCGACTTCTTCACTCTAGCTTCCCTCTGCATTGAGGTTGACGATATGATTCAAGATGGATCTATCGACGCACAGGAAGCCATCAAGATCATCAGCAAGTCTGCGTCCTTTTTCATCCTCAACGGAGAGTAACACACCAACCAACCAAATCAATACCATGAATAAAATACAAGCATATGTAAGAGCATCAAAATTCTACCTAACCGAAGAGCTACCATTGGACTTTTTCGAGCTAGACGAGCAAGAAGTGACGGACTTCATCCGAGACAACAGGTGGGAACCATTTGAAGAGTGGGAGCCACACGGCATCTGGGAGCTCATCGAAGACTTGGCGATAGATATGCTGAAGATTCAGCTAGCTACCGTAGCTACGCTCAAGGAGCCTGAGCCCAAGGAGCCTGAGCCCAAGTGCTGCCAGTTCTGCGATAGCGATGACGTATTCCGCACTGGGCTATGTTACGGTTGCTGGAACGATCAGTATTCAGACAGAGCACGGTGGTAATCATCTCAACTATTTCCAAAATGGAAAAAGCTCAGCTCGCATCCTTCGGGGTGCGGGCTTTTTTTGTGCCAAAAATTTCCTTCGGACGGCAATGCACTACTATGGACAAACTCCGCTCCTAACATTTTATAAAAAAACATTTGACACCCTATTACA